GCGCTTCGGGTGCTCAAGCCGGGCGGGCACATGTTCGCCTTCGGCGGGACCCGCACCTATCACCGGATGGTATGTGCGATTGAGGACGCAGGCTTCGAAATCCGGGATCAGTTCGCCTGGGTATACGGCACGGGGTTTCCGAAGTCGCATGACGTGGCGAAAGCCGTTCATGCTCACCAGACAGTCGGGGGGTCATCCCCCCGCAAACGGCGCCAAGCCGAGATGGGGCAGGATTACACCCCCGGCGAGTCATTCGGCCGAGGATTCGACCTCGAACGCATTTATGGCAAAGCCCGCGCCGGGCATCGGCCGATGCATCCGGACGATTTATGTGCCGAGGCCCGCAAATGGCAGGGATGGGGCACAGCGGCCAAGCCTGCGTGGGAGCCCATCTGTCTCGCCCGCAAGCCGCTTGCCAAGGGAATGACCGTTGCGGCCGGCGTGCTGGCGCATGGCACAGGGGCGCTGAATATCAACGGGTGTCGGGTAGCGACAACCGAGAACTTAAATGACGGCGGTTATTCGGGCGGGGCAAAGCGAGCCGAGGACGCCACGAGTTACGCCACCGGGGTAACCGCCGGGGCATTTGTCCAACCCACCGGACGCTGGCCCGCCAACCTGGTGCATGACGGCTCGGACGAGGTGCTGGCGGGTTTCCCGGGTGCGGATTCCGGATCTGCCGCCCGGTTTTTCTACTGCGCCAAGGCGGGCAAGGGCGACCGCGCCGGCAGCAAGCATCCTACCGTCAAGCCCGTCTCCCTCATGCGGTGGCTGGTGCGGATGATAACCCCGCCCGGCGGCGTCGTGCTAGACCCGTTTGCCGGCAGCGGCACCACGGGGCAGGCGGCCATGGAAGAGGGGTTCCGCGCCGTCCTGATCGAGCGGGAAGCCGAATACGTCGCGGACATCCGCCGGCGGTTTGAGGTCATGCCTTCGAATCTGAAGAGCTTCTGGCGTGAGTACCCTCACGATCCAGTCTGGTAATATAACGAAAGCATCAAATATATAATGGTTGAGATTTTCAAAGACTATATTCCATCGATCCTGCATACAAAGCAGGATCATATGGTAGATGAAGATGCGGAGAAGGTGTATGCACCTTTTCTCATAAATAGGGCATTATCCCATCATTTTGATACCGTAATGATGGCAAATATGATGAATCTGTCATCAAATATTAGTAAAAGAATGCATTACGACTTTCTTCTTGGTACTGTAAGGTCCGTAAAACGTCCGTTTAAGAAATGGCATAAATATATACAGCCTGATGATATTGATATCATTAAGGAAAACTATGACTGTTCAACCGAGAAGGCCTTGGAGATTCTAAAGCTTTTAACGGTAGATCAAGTACAGAGTATCAAGAATAAGACCAATAAAGGCGGTGTAGACAATGTTAGAAACCATGATCGAGGTAACACTAAAAACAAGAAATGATTTTTTGGTAGTAAAAGAAACATTAACTCGAATCGGAGTTGCTTCTAAAAAAGATAATACTCTTTATCAATCATGCCATATACTTCATAAGCAAGGACAATATTTCATTGTTCATTTCAAAGAAATGTTTCTACTTGATGGTAAGAAATCAGATTTTACCCAGGAGGATATCGCGCGGCGAAATACTATTGCAAATCTATTACAAGAATGGAAACTACTTACATTAGTTGATCCTAAAAAAAGTTCAACGCCAGTTGTACCAGTATCATCATTAAAAATACTTCATGCTGACGAAAAAGTTGATTGGGATCTTTGTGTTAAATATACAATAGGTAAAAAATAATGGAGATTTATAATGACAATTTTGAAAGTACACAAGACTCATGAAAACCACAATCTACCTGTATATGCTACCGAAAATTCAGCATGTTTCGATATTTCGTTTCAGTGTTTGGGTAAAACATTTGTGACGGGGTTTGACCGCACTAGTCAGGCTATAACGCAAAATATTGAAAATGAAACTATTATACTTTATGCTGGTGATAGAATTTTGGTTCCCACAGGATTAATATTTATTCTCGATCCGGGCACAGTCTTAAAGCTTTATGCGAGAGGATCGACGGGAATCAAAAAAGGATTGCGACTAGCAAACTCGGTTGGTATTATCGATGCCGATTACTTTCATGAAACATTTATACCTCTGGTAAACGATACGAATGTTAGTATCATCCTTACTCATGGCGATAGGTTGGCTCAGGCTGAAGTCTGCCGGTATGAAAAAATGACATTTGTTCAATCTCTTCTACCACCAGATCAAACTACTAACAGAGTAGGTGGGTTTGGCTCCACGGGTATCAACTAAGGAGTATGAATATGGAGACTGATTTTGGTGATGATTTTAACTTATTTCCACCAGCACTTAAGAAGGGAACAGTGGAAAAGCTGATTATTGATCAGATGGCTGGCACCTTTAAGATTACAGGAAAGCTTAATGTTCCAGTTGATAATAAATCCAAGAAGCAACTGCTAAATGAGGGTCTTAAGCCTTGACATTACACTAAATACTAGTGTAGAATGGAAGGAGATAGACTAATGACGAATATATTTAGCTTTTTACTTCCAGGACTTTTTATTGCAAGCGAGCTGGATAAGTTCGAAACCAGACTTAAAAATATGAATGATATCTTATATTCTATTAAAAAAGGAGAAATATATATGTCAGTACAACTAGATAAGCTAACAGCAGAGGTTGAGGAGATTGGTACTGTGGTTGATTCGGCAGTTGAATTGATTACCAATCTCGCAACTCAAATCCTTAATCTTAAGGACGACCCGGCCGCTCTAGAAGCATTGGCCGCAGAATTGGATGCTAAGGCCGCCGTCTTGGCAGAAGCAATATCGGTTAATACTGTAGCAGAGGATGAGGTAGACGAATAACTTCAACCACTTAACGTCTCCGAGGAATAATTCCTCGGAGACACTTTATGATCCAGTGAGGCTTAATGAGCAAAATACCGTCCGCTATTGTTATAACCCCATCTATAAATTCCACGAAACTATATGACGCCGTTGATTCTGTTGCGTCTCAAACCTACTGTGAACTAACCCATCTGATTGTTATGGATGGTATCATTCTTAGTGAATACCACAAACGAGAGTTGCATAAAAGATCATTTAAGAACATTGCAGTTGTTGAACTACCTTTCAATACAGGAAAGGTTGACAATCAAAGCTTTTATGGTCATCGTATCTATGCTGGTTTTTCACAGTTGGTTAATGCCGATTATGTATTCTTTCTTGATGAAGATAACTGGTTTGATAACTTTCATGTCGAATCACTGATTGATCTTCTTGAGAGCAGAAAAGAACTTGACTTTGCCTATTCTCTGAGAGGAATATACAATAAAGATCGAGACTTTTTGATCAATGATAACTGCGAATCCTTGGGTAGATGGCCTATTTGGTGCACCCCTACGGATAAGTTGCAATATCTAATAGATACATCCTCCTTTTGTTTTAGGCATAACTTCATTAGAGATACTGGATGTTTATGGAACAGTGGTTGGGGTGGAGATAGACGATATCTATCTTTGGTTGCAGATAATGCCAAATTTGATACAACTGGTAAGCATACCCTATGCTACAGATTAGATGGTAATCCCAACTCTGTAACTGAAGAATTCTTCATCGAGGGCAATCGAAGCGTCACAAACTCATATAAAAAGCTAAATTCAACGCATTTTCCTTGGGGAGAACCACTACCACTATGAGTAACCTAGCCCAACTCGCTTATAGATTGAAAGATAACTCCAACACTTTGCATGATTCCGAGGAGTTCTTCAAATTCATTGTGTCCAACCTAAAGGAAACTCACTCTCAGTCTTTCCAGGACTTGTGGGTTGCATATGAGTCTTATCGTAATGATCCCCAATCCTGTGATACTAGATTCTATGTCGAATTCGGTGCGCATGACGGTCAGGATGGAAGTAATACTCTATTTTTGGATAACAAATACCTGTGGGATGGTTTATTGATTGAGCCAAATCCCCATACCTATAAGAAGCTGAATGCCCATTCACTAGAACATAGACTCGGTGGCTATGAGATAGAAAACAAGGCGATCTATGATGTTACTGGCGAACTGATGCCGTTTACGGCTACACTTGACGACCATCAGTTTTCAACATTTAGTGAGAATCTGAGTCAGGTTCCCCGCGAACTAAGTCAAAATATTCAACATTTATTTGTCCATACTGCAACTCTCTATGATATTTTAGATATCTGGGATGCACCCAAGATTGTAGACTACGTTTCAATGGATACGGAGGGGTCTGAATATAGAATTTTGAAGAAGTTCTTAGAGGAAAACAAGAGCACATATAAGGTTGGTATGTGGACTATTGAGCATAACTACAAACCAGAAAGAGAATCTATTTATCAACTTATGATCGAGAATGGTTATATTCGAAAATTTGAAGAATATAGCCGCTGGGATGATTTTTACATTTTAGGAGCTAAAGCATGACATTTGAAGATACAAAAACTTTGACGGCCTATGAAGAGTCTGTCTGTAGTAATATTGTACTCACGCCCGAGGAGTTTGAGCCGGTCGACCTGGTTATCGGAGCCTTTGATGGTTATACCTGGAAAGATATAGAACCTTGGGTTGTATCTTTGGAGAGGTGCGGGTTCAAAGGAGAAAAGGCTGTCATTGCGTATAATGTCGAAGCCAGTGTGATTAAGAAGCTTGATGATAGAGGCTTTAAGGTCTATGCGTTTGGTTTTGACGACCGAGGAAATGCAAAGGCTGAAAACCTCCGTTCTATTGTGGTTGAAAGGTTTTTGCATCTATGGTCCATATTATCACCACTTGAGGAAAAATATAGATACATCATTACAACAGATGTAAAGGATGTTATTTTCCAGAGTAATCCTATTGATTTACTTGAAACATTCTCACCTGATGGTTTTGAAATCTTTGTGGCTGGCGAGGGTATTACTTATAATCAGGAGCCCTGGTCACGAAATAATATGGATATGACATTTGGTAATGTATTTTTGGATCGCGTAAAATATAGGGAGATTTTCTGTGCTGGGGTTATCGGCGGCACTTCTACTCATTTTTTGGACTTGTGTATGAATATAGCTATGGTTTGTAGAGGAATACCATGGTCCGTCCCTGGTGGCGGCGGCCCCGACCAAGCTGCATTGAATATATTACTGTCCCAACTAATATGGGAGAGAACCACGATGTTTTTTGATGTATGGTGGCCGTGGTGTCGCCATTGCGGTACAACCAAAGCGGCTATGGAAGCTGGTTCAGGGCAACTCGGATTTGAAGCCAAGAATAATCCTGATTTTGATCCAAAATCCGTAGATTTTTTGTCTATGGATCCTGTGTTGGTGGATGGTAAGTTATGTATGATGAGGGGTTCCCCTCGGGGTAAAGAAGCCGTCCCTTATGCTATAGTTCATCAATATAATCGAGTCCCAGCCTGGGCTAATCTTGCGGATAACTATCGTGAATAATATATATACAGATCAAGATTTCAAAACTATCGAGCACCACCGAGACCTCGGTATATGGTCCCCGGATCATTACTCCTCAATAGGGTTGGCCCCATATATCAAAAGGTTGGGAAATGATATAGAGGGTATTGAGATTGGTACAGGTAAAGGTGAGTCGGCCTATCTGTTGCTTGATCGATGCCCCAATATCAAGAAACTATACACTATAGACCCATTTTCTCAATGGGATAACTGGAACGGTACCGATACTCAAGAAGATCAGGATAGATTTAAGGAGATCGCTCATAATAACCTCCTAAAGTTTGGTAGTAGAGTAGAAATATTGGAATTAAGTTCTGCTGTTTGTATAGCGGAGGATGGGTTTGACCAGGAATCTATGGATTTCATTTTTATTGATGGGGATCCCTCTACCGAAAGTACAATGTTTGATCTGGCCAACTACTATCGATTACTTAAGGTAAAGGGAATGTTTGCAGGACACAACTTTCAGTTCAAGACCGTTTACGACGCCGTGCAAGAGTTTCGAAAGAAGTATAATATCAATATACCGATTCAAAAATCAACAAACGGTACATATTTTTGGTATAAGGTGTGACAATGGAAAAACCGCCACTTAGGTTATCATTTACTGATACCTATGATAATGCAAAGAAGTTCTGGGTCTGGGCTCTAGGCACACGTTATGATGTTTCAGTCGTGGATCAAGACACGGATTTACTTATTTTTGGAGACCAAAACTTTGGTTCAGATCATTTGAGCCAAAAGTGGAATATCACCAAGAAGTTGTTTTTTACCGGGGAAAATGTCAGGGCGACATGGACTGAGTGTGATTATTCCTGTGATTTCGATTACAACTTTAATGTACCAGAGAAACTTCATCGTTTCCATTATAGACTTCCCCTATACGTTTTGGAAATGTGGGCTTATATGGATCAGCACGGATATGCATTTGATTATTTGTATAACCGGCATGAGGGGGTGGATCTAGAGAAAGAATATGATATTAAAACCAGGTTCTGCTCATTTATCCAGTCTAATCCTAATGTAGAGGTGAGGAATCAAGTATTTCATTGGCTCAATAGTGTCCAAAGAGTGGATTCTGGGGGACCATTGTTTAATAATATGGGATATGTGGTTGATAGACCGGGTGGTCATATGAGTAAACATGACTTCATAAAGACTAGAAAGTTTAATCTGGCGTTTGAAAATGGTTCGCATATTGGATATACAACCGAGAAGCTACTCAATGCTTTCTATGCCAATGTCATTCCGATCTACTATGGTAATCCAGAAGTGGTATTGGATTTCAATAAAGAGGCATTTATCAATGTCCATGATTTTGTTGGTAATGATGGGCGCATTAATGGTGATGCATTACTGAATAGTATCGCGATTCTTAATCTTCACAAAGGAATGTACCTTGACATGATGAGCAAAACAGTGTTTAATAGTAATAATACATCAACGGATATTATGAAACTGACAGACTGGTTTCATGAGAATGTTTATAAGGAGATTATGTAATGAAAAAGATTTTTCTAAAGTTGAGCATGATTGAAACCAAGAATGATATTTATATCGACCCATTTGAAATCGTGTCATTTGTGGAAAAAACTGAACGTTCTGGTAGAATGGATAATGACGGTAAGTTCGAGCCGTCGATAACTTTTGTAGAACTTCACACCAAGACCGGTGCGCTGATCAAGGTTATTGCCACGGGACAGGGTATTGTTGACTTGATCAACCAAGCCAATGAAATCAATGTCTAAACGATTACTCTTTGTTGTTCACCGATACGCGCCGTTTCCGGGCGGTTCGGAGTACTATGTGCAAAATATGGCGGAAGAAGCCCTATCCCGAGGCTATGACGTTACGGTCTTGACTCATGAACACCAAGGAGACCTTAATGGGGTCAAGGTGATAGATGATTATTCCGTACTGACCAGAGAAAAATGGGGTCTTATCATAGTTCATGGTGGGGACGTAATAAGTCAAAATATTGTTCATTATTACTCGGAAGAGATTAAACAACTATCTCCCATTCTTTACCTTATTGTGAAGCCTTCATCCAGCGTCACCTGCCTTAAAGGTATGAAAAATGCAACCTATCTGGGTTGCTCAACCATCGAAGATGTTGACCATTGTGTTTCTAATGGTTATAAGGATAAGATCGTCAGTGTGAGGCATGGTATTCCGGTCGAAAAGTCAATAGTGCCAAAGACTTGGGTTACCCCCTTTGTGCATTTTTCTTCCGTGGGTGGGTTTTGGAACCATAAGAGGTTCCCTGAGTTGGCCGCGACGTTCATACGAGTAACTAAGAAATACCCCCATACTCGGTTGCATCTATATGGATATGGTGGGGATGATATAAAGAACATACCTTCCCATCCTAATATTTCTATAGTACAAGGTGCTGACCATGATAAGATATTGGAAGTTATCGCGAATTCTGACATATACATCATGAATTCCAGTGAAGAAGGTTTCGGTCTTGTGTTGCTGGAAGCAATGATAAATCGGACGCCATGGTTTGCCAGAAGCATTGCCGGCGCCAAGGTATTGAGAGAATATGGAAGTTTATACACAACCCAAGACCAACTAGAGTACTTGATGGAAATGTATGTCAAATTCAAGTTATATATGTCTGAAACCGGGGACGCGGCCGACTTTGAGTCTGATAAGGATATAGCATTTTCACATATAAGGTTGAACCATGATATAAAAAATACAGTTAATGATGTGGAGGCGGTTTTGATCAAATATACAAGGACAAAGAGATACTAATGCAAATAAGTTTTGGTGTTTGCGCCGGCTCTACTCAATATTTGGATATTCTCCTGGATAGTATCGTGGATACACTAAGAATTGCTCCATTTTATAACTTTGGAGATGGATATGAAATTTTGGTGATTGGTAATCAAGATGTATGCGCCTGGATTTCACATAATTCTAATAGACACCCTAAAGTATACAAAACTATACTGTTTGAGGATGAACGGCCGGGTTGGATCACGCGAAAGAAAAATATCTTAGCAAAGAAGGCAAAGTATCAAAACCTGTGTATAATGCACGACTATGCACTATTAGATGAACAGTGGATGAGTGGTGTTATCAATACTGATCGTAATGGCGATTGGCAAGTTATGATCAATAAGGTGCAAAATCGCAATGGTACAAGGCATGCCGATTGGATTGTTGATCCAAAATATATGCAAACGGTGATCAATACTGATCCAGTTAGATTTACTAATATGCTTATGGCAGTAGCTCCTCATGAGAACGGACCTCTTTATGTCAATTCGTTACCCTATGATGTAACGGATCTTACTCATATACAATATGTTTCTGGAGGTTTCTTCGTGGTTAAAAAGGAGGTTCTACTCGAATATCCTTTTGATGAATCAATGATTTGGGGGGACAGTCCTGGGGAAGATATAGTTTGGTCTAATGATTTGAGAAAAGCCGATAAAATAATACGGTTTAACTCTCAATCATCGGTAACGTTGCAAAAACCTGGTAAGTGGCAAGTTGAAGTTATGCCAGAAGAATTTGTTAATGAACTAAGAAAATATTACGGTAGTCGTTGACACAAAAGGTATATGAAAATATGAAAAACTATCAAACTCTTGTAATCTTTGATCTAGATGGAGTCTTAATCGACAGTAGAGATATGCACTTTGATACATTAAATAAGGCTTTGGCTTTGGTTGATTCGAAATATGTCATATCTCGTGAATCGCATCTCGCATCATATGATGGTTTATCCACAACAAAAAAGTTAGAAATGCTTCATCACTCCAAGGGATTGGATAGAGATACTTTCGACTATATATGGTATCATAAACAGTTATATACCGCAGAGGCCTTGGAGAATCTAAAGCCTGATACCGAACTTATTGATATTTGTTTATGGTTGTTAGAGCAGAATATCGTCATTGCTGTTGCTTCCAATGCAGTAAGAAAAACTGTGGATAAGACATTGGAAAAACTAGGAATCGCTAGATATATCTCAAATATCAAAACAAATGAAGATACAACTAAAGGAAAGCCATACCCAGACCTATATTGGAGGGCGATGTTTGATGCTCATGCAATACCATCGACAACTATAATCATTGAGGATAGCCATATCGGTAGAGCCGGCGCGATAGATTCGGGAGCTAAACTATTGGCGGTAGAGAGTAGAGGAGATTTGACGTTTGATAAGATTCGGAATGCTGTTGCTGAATTACAGGGGGCGCCAAAACAATCTATTCCTTGGATAGACAAGAAGCTGAACGTTGTTATACCAATGGCGGGAGCCGGTTCTAGATTTGCCAAGGCTGGTTATACTTTTCCTAAACCCCTCATCGAGGTTAATGGAAAACCAATGATACAGGTTGTTGTTGAAAATCTCAATATTGAAGCAAACTATATCTATATCGTCCAAAAAGAACATTATGAAAAGTATCATTTAGGATACCTACTCAATCTTATAACTCCTGGTTGCAAGGTGGTGCAGATAGACGGTATGACCGAGGGGGCGGCATGTACTGTATTGAAGGCCGCTGAATATATAAACAATGATTTACCTCTATTGATTGCAAACTCTGATCAATTCATGGAGTGGAATTCTAATGAATGTATGTATGCCTTTGCAGCCGACCAGATTGATGGTGGAATTTTGACGTTTAAGTCAACACACCCAAAGTGGTCGTATGTGAAGTTGGATGATAATGGATTTGTTTCTGAGGTCGCAGAAAAAAAGGTTATTTCTGATGATGCAACCGTTGGTGTATACTACTGGAGACGTGGCTCCCAGTTTGTTGATTCGGCGAAACTAATGATCGAAAATGACGAAAGAGTGAATGGGGAGTTTTACGTTGCTCCAGTATATAACTACGCTATCAAGGCCGGCCGTAAGATTCGCATTAAGGCTGTTGATAAACTATGGGGACTCGGGGTACCGGAGGATTTGGATACATTTTTGAGGGAGTATAAGTGTTGATCAGCAAGAATTTAAGTGACTTTACCCGAGGATGGGTAGTCGGAGATTTCAAGCCAAGTTTATTTCAATCGAAGGATGTGGAAATAGGGTTACATTATTATCGAGAAGGGGAGGATCATCCGGCTCATTACCACAGAGAAGTTACTGAATATAATGTTGTTATCTCTGGAGTTGCTACTGTTAATGGTGCAACCTTTGTAGCCTCTGATATATTCATCATAGAAAAAGGTGAAGTGACTGAAATCGAATTTTTAACGGATACATATATATTATGTATAAAGACACCCTCGGTACCTGGTGATAAAGTTTTAGTTTAAGGAGAAGGAGATAATAATGACTGATATAATTAAGCAATTTTGGGAGAACCAGGCTTCTGGTTGGTCTCCAGAGAACAGAAACCCTCTAGTGGGGTGGTATGATGAGCATAATGCCGACGAAACGGAACAAAAGCTTTTGTTCCGCGGCGTAAAGACTGATGGTAGTTTGGTTGCTCTGGAATATGGCTGCGGTCCTGGTAGAAACATTATTAAACATAAGGATTTATTCGCTAGAATTGATGGGGTCGATATCAACAGAACAATACTCGACAAAGCCTCGGATTTCCTAAAGGATAATAATATTAATGATGTGTATTTGTTTCATACTAATGGATTTGAATTGAATGGTCAGTATTGTGATATCAAATCAACGACTTATGATGTTGTATTTTCGATTATCTGTTTACAACATATAGGTTCCTGGGAATGGAGACAGTCTCTATGGAATGAGTTTTACAGAGTATTGAAACCCAAGGGGGTTTTGACATTCCAAATGGGGTACGGTCCTGGACACCCTATCTCGGTGGATTATTTCCATAATTATGACGAAACTGACGACATGCATAGAGATGTTAGAATAGAGAGCGAAGGGTACCTGGTTGATGACCTTAGAAAAGCCGGTTTCAAGGACATTACTCTAGAGATCACTAATCCGACGCATGATCAGCACCCCCATTGGATTTGGGTACAAGCAAGGAAGTAATTATGAAAGCAAATTATACGAGAATAACAGTAGAATCAGACGGATACAACTACCATTTTTACGGTAGTGATGTATCGCGATATGACGAGCAAATGATAGCCTATGCTCAAATGGCCAAGAGGTTTATGAATAAACCTTTCAACTCACCTTTGGATATAGTCGGTAACTACGACTGGCACCAAGAATTTCCCTATGAGGAGCATTTATTTAAGCATCTCGATAAACCAGTAGTTGCGGGATCACTAGTGATTGATTTTGGTTGTGGTCCGGGTAGAATGGTTGAGCGTATAACCAAGTATTTTGGAGAGGCTGTTCATGGAATAGACATTTCGGAGTATGCTATAGATTATGCGAGAAATCAGTTTCCCGACTCCAGATTTTTTGTTTCTTCTGGTATAGACGTGGGTGCAGTCCCAGAAAACACCTATGATGTGTTGTATTCCACGATTGCAATACAACACATTCCCGTCAAAACAATACGAGAGAATTTGTTTCGAGCATTCTATAATACCTTAAAACCAGGAGGGTTTATCTGTATTCAAATGGCTTATAATGCCAACCAACAGGCTGGTGTGTGGTCGCCAGATACAGAACATGCATCGTATGATTCTGATTTTTGGAATGCAAAAGCCACAAATGGTCACGCCGATTGTGTATTGAATGCCGAATCGATGCCTAGATTTGAAGAGGATTTCGGAAAAATCTTTAATAATGTCAAGGTTGAATTGGTTGATGTTGCTGCAAAATATGGAAATCTAAACGGTAAATACCATGCTCCATATTGGGCCAGCGACTGGGTATTCATAAGTGGTACGAAATGAATATAGATTTCTGGATTTTAACATTTGAGAGACCCTTAGCTCTCGATAGATTAATAACACAATTCGGGAAACAGGGAGTTAAAGTTAATGTATTTTCGAATTCTCCTCATATTGAACTGAATAAAAGTACATTTGAAACTTATAGTCCATCCATAATAGTGAATTCTCTTAATGACAGAAACTCTAGTTCATGGTGTGCTCGTGCATGGAATTCTATTTTCCTTAAGGGGTTTCAAAATTCTGATGCGCTAGTTTGTATACAAGACGATACCAATATATCTGATGACTTTATCGAATGGTTGGAGAATGTTTCGCAGCAAAATGACTTCATTTCGGGACCGGCTGGTGACCAATTTTTCTACATTCATAAGAAGGTGTTTCAAAAAATAGGTTGGTGGGATGAACGTTATCTTGGTTGTTATTGTGGTGATGCTGATTATTTTAAGAGAGTATATTTAGGATATGATAAAACCCGGGTATCCATACAAGACACCCATAACTGGGGCACCATTTACAATCCCTGTGGAGTAATGGATAGCATCATTACTACGTTTGAGTCAAAGACTATTGATCCAAATTATGATAATCAGCACTGGGTTCTAGAGAAACTATGTGAAAGTAATCCTACACTACAGCATTCACAAGGTTGGTATAGAAGAAAATGGGGAATCGATCTTGACATTAATGCTTCATTTATATGCAATGGTGTAGATAAAATAGAATCAGATGTAAACTGGTACCCTTCTCACAGTAAAATATTAGGAGTTACAGCATATGACTAGAATTATTGCACATAGAGCCAACCTGGACCTTCCAAACATATCTAAGCACTTGGGAATGAAAGAAAAAATCTTGGCCTGTATAGATGCAGGATTTTTTGTTGAGTTAGACGTCCGCGCGAAAGAGCCTGCACATTCGGTGATTTATACTGATTATTACAGAGATACTTTAATACAAATACAGAAATTCATGATCAGTCATGATCTGTATCCTAATACAGAGCCGTTATCATTTGAAGATGTTTATATTTCTACGAAAATCTATGAGAAGGCGTATTATCATGCTAAGGATATAAAGTCGGCTCAATTATTAGAAAGACTAACCAATAGCCGGCCGGCGGAGACGCCCCCGCATGGCTGGTGTGCCTTGGCGCCGCGGTGGTTTGCGCAAGATAAGGACAAGTTTAGTATTGTGCGGGCAGGGTATCCGAATGATTCGAATGGGTTTAATTCCTATGATCTGCAAGTTTGGATAAATGCCACGGATAGAACGAGGCCTCTACGAGAAGAACTTGAGGGATATCAACGTGAAGGTGTTGATTTGTCGTCTGCGATTATTTGTCTGAATGATTATATTGAATCGGACTCTGCCACACTACGAATTTTGAATACATGTTCCGGTGTTTGTGTGGATCGGCCTTTTCTATATGAGACACTTTTGAAGGCCTATAAATGAGAACTGTGGTTGTTATTGGTGCGGCTGGTCACGTCGGATTGCCGTTTTGCCTTACTCTGGCCCAAGCCGGGTTTGCCGTTACTGGTATAGATCGAAATGAAAAGCTTATTGCATCGCTAGATGATGGATTTTATCCCTATATTGAAGATAATGGCCAGGAAACGCTAAAGAAGTATCTTGGCAAAAACCTCATGTTTACTAATAGTTATTACCATATTCAAAAAGCGGATGTGGTTGCAATCATGATCGGCACACCCAAGGATGAAAATGGTAATCCTAGAATTGATGACTTGATGCAGTTTGTCCGAGAAGAGTTGATTACCAGAATTGGTGCCTATACACTAATCATATTACGGTCGACGGTGATTCCTGGTACCACGGATCTTATCATTAGAGAAATAGAGGAGTTGCGTCCTGATCTTAAAGAAGGTATTAATTTTGAAGTAGCATTCTGTCCTGAGCGTGTCCAACAAGGCAAATCTTTGGTTGAAGCTGTTGATTTACCTCAACTTATTGGTACTCATCGAGACCTCGAAAGTGATAAACACAGTGAGGCATATAAGTTCTTCTCTACCTTTGTCAAGGAATGTATTCCGTTAACGCCAAAGGAGGCAGAGTATGCCAAACTGGTGACAAATATGTACCGATATGTTAACTTCGCTCTAGCCAACGAGGTTTATATGTTGACAAGAGATCAGAATGTTGATATAGTAAGAGTTATTGATGCGGCTAATAAAGACTATCCGAGAATGAACATGCCAAAACCTGGACCCGCCGCAGGTCCTTGCCTTGGAAAGGATGGAGAGTTTCTTCTTCAAAACATGCCTTTCTCTGGTCTTATCAGTTCTGCTAGTCGAATCAACGAGGGTTTACCAGCCTTCTTACTAAATGAAGCCCTGAAACAAAACCCTGATATTCGTACCTTATGCATTCTAGGAATGACGTTCAAAGCGAATTCTGATGATATTCGGAATAGTCTAAGCTTCAAGCTAAAAACATTGGCTGAAAGTAAAGGTATCAAGGTTTATTATAACGACCCCTACTGGGAAAGTAATATTGAGTTACGACGTATTTGGGAGCACGACGCGACGATTATCATGACCCCTCATGACCAGTTTAAGGGGTTATCCAAATGGTTTGTACCAGGACCGGTACTAATAGATATATGGGGGATTTCAAATGCCTAGAGTGCTTGTCACTGGATCAGAAGGAAGCCTAATGCAGGCGGTGATTCCGAAACTGCTGGCTCTTGGTCATGATGTTTATGGTGTCGATAAAGTGTTTCGCAAGTCACATCGAAATGCTGGCTATCATTACAAGGTGATCAATCTGACACGACCATTTGAGGTGGATGATCATTTCAACGAGTATGATTTTGATTATGTCATTCAAGCGGCCGCTCAAGTTTATGGTGTTGGAGGGTTCAACCAATACTGTGCGGATATTGTATCCAATGATACGACACTACATTCAAACATACTGAATTCTTCAATTAGATATGATGTAAAGCGAGTGATATTCATTAGCTCTAGTATGGTGTATGAGAGCGTTCAAAAAGCAATCAATGAGACTTCCCTTGAAGGCGACCCCGATAAGTGGCCGGCCCCTAAGACAGATTATGGTCTTTCCAAGTTCTTTAACGAAAGGTTGAGTTTATCGTTTGAAAAACAGCATGGTCTGGACTATACTATTTGGAGACCATTTAACGTTATTACACCCTATGAAATAGCCCATGATACTCCTGGTTATGCCCATGTTTTTGCAGACTTCATTCGTTCCATTATAACAGAGGGTAAAAACCCTATACCCATCATAGGTGATGGTGAGCAAGTCCGTTGTTTCACTTGGATTGATGAAGTGGCGGCCGCCATCGCAAACTTTAGCTTTGATGGCAAAACTCGAAATGAAGTATTCAACTTGGGTAGGAAAGAACCTATCACTATGAAAACTTTGGCTAATCTGATATACGATGCCGCCAAAGAAGCTTATCTAAGTGATTCTGGAAAGTTGAAGTTTGAGACTGTTGAAAATTTCAAAAATGATGTGACTATCAGGATTCCAAATGTTGATAAAGCCAAGAACATATTAGGCTGGGAAGCAATCAAGAGTGCCAGATGGTCAGTCAAGCAATGTGTAAATGAGTATTACAAGAACGTGAAATGGTGATCTGCACACAAACGACTCATGGACTCTAAAAACTAGTATTTGGTCCTCTAAATATCTTGACAAGGGGCCATCATTCTGCTATGATAGTACCTACTTAATATGACTCAGTGCGCTGGAACGGTTACAGCACGGTCTGCAAAACCAAAGAATGCAGGTTCGAATCCTGTCTGGGTCTCCAATAAACACCATGCCTTGTGAGGATCGATGACTAGACTTGCTATAATCAGTGATCTCCATCTAGACCATTGGATGAACGATTGGTCTCTAAATGTTGATTCGACCATGTTTTATTTGATAGCTGGCGACTTGGCGGAAAAGTCGGAGCACCGGGCGCTATGGTTTGCCAATAATTTTGGTGATCGTAACAACTATATGTTCATTAAGGGTAACCATGATTATTATGGTGACCATCTTACAAATCCAATGAATGAATGTCAGTCAATCGTATGGCAGGGACTAAGGATCTCTGGGGCCACACTATGGACCGATCTTTCTAATCACTCAAACTGGATTCGCTATCAGAAAGGTCTTATAGACTGTCGGCATATTAGGGGAATGAACTTTGATTCATATAACAACACACATCAAATTCAAAGAGACTACCTCTTGACTTCTGGTGCGGATGTTATCGTGTCCCATCATTGCCCTTCACCTCAATCGGTAGCAGAAATCTATAAAAACTCCCCCCACAATACCTCATTTTATAGCTATTTGGATGAATATATCATGAATCTTAAAATTCCTCCAAAGCTGTGGGTTCATGGGCATACTCACCATGAATTTGACTATATGATTGGATCAACAAGAGTTATCTGTCACCCCATGGGTTATCCCTTTGAAAGAAAAGGTAAAGTTCTCTATGAACCGAAGATTATAGAGGTATAGATGCAGATTAGGTTGATAGGTATCAATAATTTTAACAACCAGGAGTATAAAAATGGCAACTAATGAATATATCATGATCGGCTGGGCGCCTTGGGCTAAAGGCTCTAAAGTCTATAATAGACGACCTTTGGGTAAGTCTTGGTGGTCTAGAAAGAAACCCATAACTATTTACTCTAAAGAAACCGTATGTAAAAAGTATCTTGAGGAAAACGAAATCACTGTCCCTGTTTATGTAAAGGTCGATATTGATGACTATGTAAAGGTTGATAATGATGACTCAGAAAAAAACACTAGTTCCTAAGGAAGCCCTTGAGAAGGCATGGCATAAACCACATACCGGTGGTAGTACCAGAAAGAAACTAGAAGATCAATATAAGAATAGCACTAGTTGGTCTGTGGAGGGGTATACACAAGCTCTTGGTTTACGAGAACCCTATAAATACAATGTCCTGGCTAAAAACCATGACGTGGCTGTTGATATTGTAAAAAGCCTTCTAGAGCAGGAACGTTCCCGTAGTATTATAGTGACGACAGCCCGAGTATTAAAAAATGATTGATTTTGATATCAATTTTGAAATACCCCCATCTATATGTTATAGTGGTGGGGCTAAAGGGGCTGATCAGTTGTTTGGCTCCTTGGCTCAAGAGTTCGGCCACAAGGTTTGTCACTTTTCGTTTCTAAACCATAAATATGATAATCTTTGCGATCCATCCACAATTATTCAATTAAATTCGGTTCAACTAGCAGAAGCAAAATCCCCTCTTAAGGAGGCCGCTAAACTTCTCGGCCGCACAAACGGTAGATATGAATATACTCAAAATCTATTACAGAGAAACTACTGGCAAATCAAATATACGGATAGAGTTTACGCCATAACTACCATCGATTGGGAAAATGGTGGTCGTCCAAATGGTGGCACCGGTTGGGCTATAGCAATGGCATATTGCAAGGATCCCAACCCGGCCGTATACGTTTATGATGTAAATAAGTTACAGTGGTATAAGACTGTATTCAAAATCAATCAAGAAGCAATGGATTGGGAGGAATGTGTACCTCCAAGACCATTTGGACATTATACTGGAATCGGTACCCGCGATCTCACTAAAGAAGGTCGGGCTGCAATAGAAGGATTATATCAATGAAAGTAGAATCGACACTGTTTCGGGTCGAGTTTAAGCAGCGCAACCATGACGGAAAATGGGTAAAGTTTGGTCAGGTTGTCGATTTTGATAACATTTATAACTACAAGGATAACTATGGTCGAACCATGCAAGTAATCCCCATGATGTGGATTATCCTGAATGTCTATGATTATGAACTAGAATTTGTCGATTAGAGGAGAATATAATGACAACCAATAATGTTCAACTACTTAAGTTTAGCTCCGGTGAAGAAATCATTGCCGATATTACAGAAATCAAGAATGATTCTGAAGTAACGGGGTATAAGGTATCAAATGCCATTCGTGTCGTTATCATGCCGCCCGAAAATTCAAATGATCCCAAGGCCCTGCCTAGGATTGTTTTCGCGGCATTTATTCCATATCTCAAGACCAATGAGTTCACGCTATTGATGAAGGATGTGTTATTTGTTGCTCAACCGGTTGATGAGATTGTTGAACAGTGGAAAGCGATCTTTGGGAAAAGCACTTCTATTTGGTTGCCTGGTGGCGACAAGGGGCCCGGTGGCGTTCCAAACCCCGTCGGCTCATTGATTATGGGTGGTGGATCGTCAACAAAACATTAAATGCTTGACAACCACCTCTCTTCATGAGATAATGTAAGCTTCAAGCAGCATAATGAGGGGTAATGTCTAAGGAAGTGTACACAAACGTTTCTGTACAGGGATCTAAAATCCTCTATAGAGGCATCATAAATGGCAAACGTCGTAATGTAAAATACGACTATAAGCCGACTATTTTCTTACAAGCTCAGGAACCAACAGAATTCAAAACGCTCCATGGGGGAGACTTATCTCCCATGGAGTTTCCAACTATTCGCGACGCCCAAGATTTTATTCGGCGTTACCAAGATATCGACAATTTTAAGATGTATGGTAACACCAAATGGGAATACAACTTCATAAACAACCAGTTTCCTGATGAAATCAAGTGGGATATCAATGATCTGAATATTGTTCCTTTGGATATCGAGGTTGATTCCGAAGGCGGTTATGCAGATGATGTGGAGGATCCCTGGCAACCAATCGTGGCCATCGCCTTGGAATTGTCTCAAAAGAGGTATGTTTTAGGTGTGCCGTCATCTGGTTGGGAAGGCAAATATGTCAATAACGATCCAAATGTGACGTATGTTGAGTGTGAAACCGAAATAGAGTTACTCCAGAATTTTATCAGATTATGGTCAAAGGATTACCCAGACATTATCACGGGTTGGTATATCAAGGAATTTGATATACCCTATATTATCAATCGTATAAGAAGAGTTTTAGGACCAGAAGCAGCCAAGAAGATATCTCCTTGGAACTACTTCTATAAGAGGTCATTCTCCGGAAAGTTTGGTAAGACTCAGACTGTTTTCGTTATTTCTGGTATTGCAACTCTAGATTACATGGATTTGTATCGCAAGTTTGACTTGAAGGGCCAATCTCAAGATTCCTATTCATTGGATAACATTGCCTGGGTTGTGCTTAAGAAGCGGAAAGTTAACTATTCTGAGTATGCAAACCTGGCTGAATTATACAGAAAGAACTATCAGAAATTTATCGATTACAACCTTGAGGACATGGACCTTATTCGTGAACTTGAGGAAAAAATAGGCTTGATTTCTCTTGCACTAACATGGGCTTACGATTCAAAGGTTAACTTTGAGGATGTGTTTTCCCAAGTTCGAATGTGGACAGTAATGATCCATAATGAGTTACTGAGTCGTGGCATCGTCGGTCCTCAAAAGCAGGATGCTGATGTGGAAATCACCGAATATATTGGAGCATATGTCAAGGAACCCAGACCTGGTCGTTACGGTTGGGTTGTAGGGTTCGACTTGACCAGTCTATATCCTCATTTGATCATGCAATATAATGTCAGCCCTGAGAGATTGGTTGAGCCTGAATTCTATACATCAGATATGAGAGATATCCTATCACAACATGTCACAATAGATAGATTGTTGAATAAAGAGGTTGATACATTCAAACTTAAGAACGCCGGTGTAACTTTAACTCCCAATGGACAATTCTTCTATATTCAGGAGCAAGGGTTTCTTGCAAATATGATGCAATCTATGTTTGAGGACAGAGATATGTATAAGAAGAAGATGAAGGAGGCCAAGAAAGAAAAGGAAGAAGCTACAACCGTTGAAGCCAAATCTTCATCAGATCAACTTGTCGCAATGTATAACAACTTGCAAGGATCAAAGAAGATCAGTTTGAATTCTTGTTATGGATCGCTGGGTAACATTCATTTTTTCTTATATGATACTCGACAGGCCGAGGCGATTACTTCCTCCGGCCAGTTGGCTATTCGATGGGTAGCCCGCGATGTTAATCTATACCTCAATAAAATTCTCAAGACATTTGATGTGGATTACATCATTGCTTCGGATACAGACAGTATCTATTTGAATTTTGATGAGTTGGTCGGCCAATCCTTTGGATCAAACGTCAAGGATCCCGCAAAGGTTACTGAGTTTCTTGATGCCATTTGCAAGCAAAAGATCACGCCGGTTATCAATAAGTCATTTGACGAGTTGGGTGAATACCTAAATGTCTTTGCTCAGAAAATGAATATGAATAGAGAAGCTATTGCATATCCTGCGATTTGGACTGCAAAGAAGCGATATATTCTCAATGTCTGGGACATGGAAGGTACCCGATACAAGGAGCCTGATATCAAGATTTCTGGTTTAGAGGCAGTCAAATCCTCAACTCCTCGGTCGTGCCGAGAGAAAATTCGCGACTGTATCAAGGTGATACTGGACGGTAATAATGACGATGTTATCAAGTTCATTGAAAGTTACCGGGAGGAATTCAAGACATTACCGCTTTCAGAGATTGCATTTCCTCGATCCGCCAACTTCGGTGAAAAATCATTGGGGGATAAAGGTTTACCTATTGCTCAAAGAGCCGCAATACTGTATAATAAGTTGTTGGTCGAGAAAAAATTGACCGAGAAATATGTGCATATCAAGGATGGTGAGAAAATCAAGTTTATACACTTGAAGTTACCCAACCCTGTACAATCAAATGTTGTCGGATTTCTGACGGAACTTCCCAAAGAATTTGATCTTCATAGATATGTGGACTATAACACTCAGTTCGAAAAGGCTTTTGTGGAGCCTATCAGGGCGATATTAAGTGTTATGGACTGGAAGGTAGAATATATTAGTTCATTGGAGAATATGTGGACGTGAAATATAATGTAATATATGCTGATCCTCCCTGGGATTTCAAGAGTTGGTCCAAGAAAGGTCAGGGACGGTCCGCCCAGGCTCATTATGATTGTATGTCTCTGAATGATATTGGTGATATACCAGTTGCTGATATGGCGAGCGACAACTCAGTTTTATTAATGTGGATAACAGATCCATTTCTTGATCGAGGGTTCGATATCATTAGGAAATGGGGGTTTACCTATAAGACTGTTGGTTTCTATTGGGTGAAATTAAATAGAAAAAGTCCCGGACTGTTTACGGGAATGGGTCGATGGACGAGAGCAAATCCTGAACAATGTCTGTTGGCTACCAAAGGATCACCAAAGAGAAAGTCGGGAGGCGTCCGCAAAACCATTTTGGAACCTCGGAGGGAACATTCAAGAAAACCTGATCGCATCTATAGTGATATTGAAAAATTGGTGGATGGCCCGTATCTTGAGATGTTTTCTCGAAGTTCCCGAGAAGGTTGGGATACTTGGGGAAACCAAGCAGGGCTATTCGACAACGGAGCAGTAGAAACCCGTAGATTTTCATCAAATTCAAAGGAGATAGAATAATGGCAAAATATGATCAAGGCGGAGGCTGCAACTGCGGACTATACAAAACTTGTACTTGTAAAAAGGATCCTGACGCGGCCGAAAAGAATAAGTCTGAATATACTATAGGTGTAAGTTCGGCATACAAAGAAAAACCAGAAATGAATATATTTGATGATCCGGTTGTTAAGTCCACCCTTCAAGATTTGTCATATATACATACAACCAAACCCCAGTATATGAATAAGGATACAATAATTTTCATATACCAGGCTCTCATATCATATATGCAGTCTAAATACTAATAGACGGAGATTCGTCTTAACTGATTAGGAGATACTAATGGATATATTTAACTCGCTGCTGAAAACGGCAGATAATGAATACGCGGCTATTGTTGAAGATGGCATTGACGCGGGAGATATCAAGTTCTGGATCGATACCGGTTCATATTCACTAAATGCTCTACTCTCAGGCTCAATTTTCGGCGGCCTGGCTGGCAATAAACGAACAGTTTTTGCCGGTGACCCCTCAACCGGAAAGACATTCTACACCTTGAGTATCGTCAAGGATTTCCTCAATCTACACCCCCAAGCATTTGTATTCTACTTTGAATCTGAAGGTGCTGTATCAAAGCAAATGATGGTAGATCGAAACATCGATGTTACCAGAATCGCAGTTATGCCTGTGGTCACTGTCCAGGAGTTTAGAACCCAGGCCGTCAAGATTCTTGATGCATATAAGGCCGCGGGAGGTAGCCCCGATAAAAATCCTATGATGTTTGTTTTGGATTCATTGGGCAACCTATCGACCTCAAAGGAAGTCGAAGATATTGCGGATGGGAAAGACACGCGGGACATGACTAGGGCCCAGTTGATCAAGGCCGCCTTTCGTGTGTTGACGCTGAAACTTGGGCAATTTGGTGTACCTTTAATCACAACCAATCACGTTTATGCAAATATCGGTGGGTATGGACCTCTCAAGAAAATGGGAGGGGGATGCTTGGTTGCGGGTACGATGATTCAAATGTCTAATGGTACCAAGCCTATAGAGGAAATAGTTGTTGGCGATGAAGTGTATACTCTTTATGGGGCGAAGCCTGTTATTAATACATTTGAATTTAATGATAAGGATGTGTATGAAATCCAATTTGAGGATGGGACAATAGTGAAATGTTCCAATGAGCACAAGTTTTTCGTGGATGGAGTTTGGGTTACAGCGGAGGACTTGGCTCAAAATACAAATCTTCCAAACTTGGAGGTGGAGGATATATTTGGAGATAACAATGTTCTTAGACAACA